TTCAACGCCTGCTTCGGTCAATCCAGCCCCCGCAGCACCACCGGCAAGAGCACTAGCAGCACCGCTTGCAGCCCCGGCACCAGCGCCGGTCAAAGCGCCTTGCCCAACATCCCCGGTCAAAGAGCCTGTTGCTGCGCCGGCGGCGCCACCGATGCCTGCACCAACTACAGCGCCGCCAACAACGGAACCAACCGTTGTGCCACCCACCAAGGCAGTGCCAGCCGTTGCTGACCCCAAAAGGCTAGAACCAACCAATGCCGGCAAGCCATAAGCGGCAGCGCCAGCAGTCGCCACAACGGCCACCGCCGCAATCGCATACGCAAGGTTCTGCTTGCCGCCAGCGGCACGCACCAAACCCTTGCCAACATCAATGTCACCAATGGCACGACCAACATCAGAGAAAGGTTTGGAAACGGCCCGCGTGATATTTTTGAACCAACCCATGTCAGACCTCCAACTCAATCGCATACATGGGCGCCATCTGCTGACCCGTGAAAGTCATCTCCTGACGCACCTTCGGCTGCAAACCGGCACGCTGCATTGCAGCAATATCGCCTTGATCGTCTGTGCGTAATGTCACTTTGTTAAACCCAAGCTGACGCAAGGTGTTGGGAAGCACACTAAGCCGTTGTTCAATTGCGTTTTCTTCAGCCGTAAAGGTCAACAAATTGCCCGTGCCTTGCGGCAAAGCCTGACCGCGCTCATCCATTTTCAGCAACAAAAACAACGTGTTACCAATCTGGACCGACTGCGCCAGATTCATCGTCACCAACTTATCGCAGTTGCGCAGAAACTCTTGCGCGGTGTTTGGGTCTTCGCCGGATTTCTGCATCACATCTTGCACAATTTGCACGGGCGTCATTTGGTTGCCCGGCTGCGCTTGAGCGGGCGCCTTGCCCTTGGCGCGCTTCATCGCTCCCATCACGTCAGGCGGGGCGGTCTTTTCCCCCAGCCCCGTTGTGGCCGGTGCGGGCTTCAAAACAGGGCTAGGTGCTACCATTTACGTCAACCCCAACGAACTGGCTATGGCCTGATGAATGGACAAATGGCTAGAAAGCCAATCATAAAAATCTGACTCGTCATTCCAATCCGTGTCCAACATATCAAAAGGATTATCCAAATCCAAGAGATTTGCGAAGGATTGGTGCTCAACCTGATGCGCCAAAAGCCAATCGTCCAGATTGTTTGGGTCCGCATCAATCAAGGGAAAAGCCGGGACCGCAATGCCTTGGTCAAAAAACGTGTCCCTGAATAGCCGGTGCTGCAAACCATTCTCGAACAAGAACACATTCAAGGATTCCACATCCCCAAACTTTACAATGCTCAGGGTATCGAAATCCATGGCTCACACCGCGTAATAGGGTATCTTTTTGTTGACACCCCCTATCTGAATGGTGATGTAACCCTCTGGAACTAAAGGCAAACTACTAGTTGCAAAGGTTGCGTTTGCCGCTGTCGTACCAGTAAAGTTAACGTTGTTCGATGTAATGTTACCGGACGCCACGTTTACATTGTCGAGGGTAAGGTTCCCAACACTGGTCGTTGTCGAACCAAGGGTAAGGGTCGCGTTTCCCAACGTTGTAGTACTGTTGGCCAAATTGGCGTTGCCAATGCTGATCGAAGCATTTGCCGCCGCCGTAAGCCTGCCCTGCGCGTCAACGGTAAACGTAGCAACGGTATTCGCGCTACCATAGGAACCAGCCGTTACAGCGGTATTGGCAAGGCTGATCGTTCCCGTGGTCGTGATCGGCCCGCCAGTTAACCCGGTGCCAGTTGCAACGTTTGTAACCGTTCCAGAGCCGCCGGACGCAATGGCAACGTTACTCGCGCTAGTGATACGCCCCTGCGCGTCAATGGTAATTTGCGAAACCGAAGTTGAGTTACCGTAAGTGCCAGCCGTGACCGCCGTGTTGGCAAGCGAAATGGTCCCAGTGGTCGTAATAGGACCGCCGGTTAATCCCGTGCCGGTAGCAACATTTGTAACTGTGCCGTTACCGCCACCACCACCAGTTGTGTTTGCTACCTTTAGCATGTGTCACAGCCCATCCCCCGGCGTGATATAGACCACCGCCGTATTGGCACTTGTAATGCCGGTGAAGTATGCGTTTGGCACGAAGGTAAGGATTTCGTCGGTGCCAGGAAGTAGGGGAAAAGCGGCCTGCGAGGAGGTAACGACCACCGCATTGTTGCTCGCCTCCGCCGAAGTTGACCCGTAACCCAGAAACACCGTGACAGTGCCGTTGTTGATAATGCGGTACTGGTTTCCACCAAGGCTGGTAGAAGCCGCCTGCACCGGAGTGGGCGCGGTCGTGTCGGCGGTGAAAACCACCGTATTGCCCATCTTTGTAAAGGCGTTAATGCCCATGACCTACCTCCAAGAAAACGACGGAACAACTTTAACAATAAGCGCCGTGAGGGCGCTCGTAATGGTCGCTACACCAACCAGCATACGCCAACTGCCGCCGGCAGCATCAAGAACAGAGCGCACAGCCTTCATGTCACTAGCGATTTCCGCGACTTGGTTCTGCAACTGCTGAACCTCGGCTTCGAGCCGACCAAAATCGCGCGGATCAATCTCTGCCGACATGCTCACCCCTTTATAATGTTCACAATGCGCGAGTTATCCTCAATCGCAATGAACTCATGCGGATCATGGGGGCGCCAATCGATGACGTCGCCCGCCGTCACAATCCTTCTCCAACCATTACCGTGCGCCTCAAACGAACCGCGAGCCACAACAGTAATATGCACATCGCCCTCGCCATGCTGGTGCATAGGCAGCACATCACCGGCAACAGGAAAGTCAAAGACCGTCCCGCTCAATTTGCCGAAAGTGATGGGCTTTGTTTGAAGCATCAGATTACCGTGGGACCTTCTGATGGGGCGGCAGAGAATGCAGCAGCTGCTGTAGCCGCATCTTGCGCTTCTTGCTCTGCAACATTCCAAGCATCAATAGCCCATTGATATGAAGACGATTCGGCAATTTCTTGATTGCGAACCATCCGCCCACGATCATCCGACCATTCTTCTTCCCCCCAAGTGCCATACCACTGAACCGCATGGAGGCCAGACGGGGCAGAAGAAACATTAATTCGATGGCCGACACCATCGATAGCCATTGTCCCATCTGGGACGATCAGCGTAAATCGCATCACATGCCTCCAATCAATTTAGGGGTGCCTGTAGCCGCCGCAAGCAAAACTTGCTGGCTCACCTCATTGGCCTTGACCATTTCGTTGCGAAAACTCTCAACAGCCGCGCCTGTTTGCCGCTGCTGCTGGCTGTTTTCAATAAGCAGCATTGGAAGCCAAACTACAGCACACGCCCATTCATCCACTTCAGCACCGGTATTAGGATTATGGCCACGAACTTGGGTGAACCAAGCGCAATCAGTTTGACGGCAAGGCTGAAAACTATTTAACGGGCAGTTTGATTTGACCTCAATCTTCACGGCGTCAATCCTTGGTTGCAATAATTACGTCAACGTATTGCACTGCCAAGTTAATCGCCGTTCCTGTGAATGTGTGATTATGTGAGCCGCCCCCACCGGTCGCGCCTGAAGCGGTGCTAGTGAAGCCAGTAGGTGTACTTGAGCCACAACCGCCCGGTCCACTGCCGCTTGATTTGTCGTAAGTATGCGTGTGGCTTGGGATTTGCGTTGTAGTCAGCGTTGTGCTGCCAACCGTACCAGCAGGAGTTTGAGAAGCAAATGCGGTGGTAAAGGCAACACTACCGCCGCTGCTCGCCGCACCACTCACAACGCGCAAGGCCTTATTGTCGTGCGTTGTGCTTTTGGTCCAACCAGTAGGCGCTGCCGTTTGCACAAACATCATTGCAGTGCCAGCAGGAAAACTTCCAGCCGCCGCAGGCGCTTGGCTCGACCAAACAGTGCCATTGGAAGTCAGCACATTACCGCTCGTTCCGGGAGCGACAAAAGTTACGTTGCTTGTGCCGTTTCCAAGCAAAACATTGTTTGCCGTAAGCGTCGTCAAACCAGTGCCACCTTGCGCGGGCGTAATTGGCGTCGAAACACTCGAGATGGTCACGTTAGCCATGGTCATGTTGTTCAACGTGGTAACGGTGTTACCTAGCTGAATGGCCGTGTTGCCCAACGTAATTGCTGTCGCAAAGTTGTTATCCAACTGCGAAAGCGGAATGGTCGTCGTCGCATTGGCGAACGTGTTAGGTACAGGCATTAGAACCTCGCTCTCAGTTCGTGTTCCATTTCAAGCGTACTGTAAACAATGCCGGACGAATTTGAGGTCAAAGTTACCCCCAAATACTTTCCCCATTGCTGTGCATCAGTTTTATACAACTGATAACCTGTGTTAATCCAGGCAATTGTGCTCAAAGCGTTGTTGGACCAAAGAATTGTTGCGCTTATATTGTTCAACCACGCTATGCCATTCGACAAATTATATGTCGGACTGCTACCGATTTCACTGTCAATCGTCGCAACAATATCACCACTATCGCTGATTGTTGCCTCGACCCCAAGTTTCAGGGCCTGTTTGTCCCGAATGGGGTCGCCCATGGGCCAAAGGGCAGTTTTGACGGTGCTTGCAACGGTTGCTGTGCCGCCACCATACAACTGCACCAAATTGGTCCCAGCCGACCCGTAAAGCCGCGTTTGGCCTTCGTAAGACACCGCACTGGTGTACTTAATCGTGCCTTGGCTAGTAATGAACCACTTCCGGTCAAAAAACACCGCCTGTATCGGGCGCAGGCCGGCAACCGGGTCATTGTAATAGAAGTTGAAAGCCGCACACAAAATGTTGTTAAGCAACACCTGACCGCCGTAAACCGGCTGACTAAAATCAATCAGCGGAAAAACCCCGTCGAGGGCATCCGAAATCTTGCTGGTTGTCGAACCCACTAGGGCGTAAATGCCATACTGGTTCATAAACAACACATAACGGAAGTTGGGGAAGATTGCGTTAATACGCCTCGACCCCACCGACGCGCTGACGTTGGTATTGGTAAACAACGTGGTGCCAGTATTGGTCACACGCACATCGCTGAACACGTTAATGCTGTCGTCGCCGAAAATGTACAGGAAGTTGTTGGCAGACAGTAAGGCCCTGATTTGATTGTGCAAAGTTGAATCGGTCAGAGTCAGAGCGCCAGCCGATACAGAAGTGAAGTCGCTGTAACTGTTAGCCGCAGAGTAATAAACCGTGCGGCCTTGAGCCACCCAAACGCGACCACTGAAAGTCGCCACATCCACAGCGTCGTTAGTAACCACATTGGCGCGCACCACCGCGTTCGACCCACCACCGCCAGTGATCGTTACCGTTGGGGCGGAGGTGTAACCAGACCCAGGGTTGGTCATTACGATTTGAGTGATGATATTGCCCGAAGTAACCGCCGTAGCCGCCGCGTTAGCCCCGCCACCGCCGCTAAACGACACCGTAATGTTAGCGGCATTGGTGTACCCAGAGCCGCCATTGAGGACCGTGACCGATACCGTGCCCGGTTTGAAAGTCGTATAAGACGCAATAGCCGTCGCACCGGAACCGCCCCCGCCCGACAAAGTGACCGTTGGCGCAGCCGTGTAACCCGTGCCGGCCTCGGTTAGCGTGATGTAAGACACTGCATTGGCAACAATGGTCGCAACCGCCGTCGCCTGAACGCCATTGGCTTCATTAGGCGCACTGATCTGCACCGAAGGCGCCGAGGTATAGCCGGACCCGCCCGCTGTCACCGCAATGGTGCCAACAGACCCAACGCTAATAAGGTTGGTGCCATCCCATGTAAAAAGACCCTTCTGAGGGTCAATAATCATGGCGCGCTCGTCTTTCCACTGCGTCATCTGCACGCCGGACGCGCTAAACGTGCCCGCTGCCGCTACATTGGAAAGCGTTGCAGTTCCAATCTTGAACGCTTCAGCGGAGCCATCCGCCTTAAAGGCAACTACATAGTCGCCGTTATTTATGTTGCAGCTATCCATGTGGCTGACGGTATTGGCCCAAGCCACCGCAACATTGCCACTGGTGTTTACAGTCACTTGCGCAGGCGTAACCTTGAGGTTGCCGGCGCCAATCGGTTGAGCATTTTCAAGCCACGCAAACTCATTCTCGGCAATCGAAGTGCGGTTTGCCTTCGTGTTTATGCCTTTGAAGTCTTTGGTTACATGATACTGCTTGCGTTGCTCGGGCGATGCGGCCATAGCTAGTACGCCTGCGAATAAGCCGTGGGCAACCTACGAGTGTAAGTACCAACAAGCAACGACTGCACGTTCTTCACATACTGCTGCTTGAAGATTTCCGCCTCGCCATAGGATTGCTCCTTAAACTTGGCGGTGTGCGAAGCGTAGTAGGCCACAGGCTGAGTCCAAATGTCAGGAATCGTGTCAGTGTCCGTTGCGCTAACCAGCGCGGTTGGCTCAATGACCGTATCCAACTCCATCGTGTAAACCTGATCTGGCACCGGACCCAGGTAAATAAGCTGCGGCCCATACATGCTGAAAGCCACCGGGCGCCCGGTATAATTCTGCCAATACCTCAGTTGCGCGTTGAAGTCCGTCCAAGGCCGGTACAACAGCGGCAGGCGCGAATTACCCCAGTACAAATTAATGTTGATAATATCCATCGTCTGAGTGCCCTGCGGCAACGACGAAAAGGCATAGGTTTCTTGATTGGTGACTGTGGCGCTTGTCTGTAGTGTGCGCAAGCATCCAGTATCGCGCACCAAGCGATTACGCGCATCATTGATGTAATCAGTTAATTCTTGATCAGTGTAGAAGTTGCCATTGGCATCATGCAGAAGCCGCCGGCACTGCGTAATGTACTGCGACAATGTAACAGCCATTTACGCACCTCACTGAATAGTGGCGGCAGATTGGACTCCCCTCTCCCGGCGCGGGGAAGCCACAGCCGGGAGAGGTTTGCCGGAGTCCGGCGCCGGGAAACTTGAGCGCCGAACCTGGGGTGGCTCCGTTGTGATCTTGAAGTTCTCAAGCCACGTTAGGGCTTTCGGCACATCATTGGCCGTTTTTGCCCAACCAAGCCGCGTTACATGCGGGACTTTGTCCTCAAAACCATAACCGAATATGTGACCAGCGACGAACACAGGTATTTCCACCGTTTCGCCGGGCAGGAAAGTATAAGTCTTCCCATCCCAACCGTCGGTCAGAGGCATCGAGCCATCGTTGTGCACATATACGGTATCGGTCACAGGTTTACCGGAGTCCCTACCACACGGATGTCACAGGTTCCCCCGCTGACCGCCGTGTTCACCTTTACGAACAAAGCCGGCGCCGTAAACGCATCAGTTGCAGTCGCGGTTGACAACGTGAGGTCTTGCCACTTCGTAGTGGCAGCACTGACATTGGAAAGCACGGTAGCGTTTGACGCATTGTTGGACGCATTGCCATCACTGGTGGTGAGGACAATCACGTTTGCCGTAGCAATGCTTTTGTTGGCGTTCATCACCGTGATTTCACGAATGATGTAAGCCCCGGTGTTAGCCGTAAGACCACCCGACAGAATCGGAATGGTCGCTACGGCATTGCCCGTAGAGGCAACAGAAACCCCGCGCGCTTCCCCCAGCACATAACGTGCGAAGGAAGTCGGAAGATTGTTACCTACAGCGTTGCCGTTTGCCATACCTACGCCTCCTTACGAGTTGTAGGTGCCGGAAGCTGCCTGACCGCCGTTCACCGTGAGGAGCGTCACCGACTGAGTACCCGTGACCGCGTTAGCGCGCACGTTGAACCCATCGGAAATCAGCACCCCGCCAGTGTTATTGGCGAGAAGGGTCGTCCAGCTATTAGCGGTGCCCGTGTAGTTGTTGACCTCGATGGTCACGTTCGCCGCCGGCAGCATCAGGTAAGTACCAGCCGGGATAAACTGCGAGTTCGACATGGCGGTGGCATTGCCAGCACCAACGTTCGCAACGGAAACCGGCTGAAGATACCCACCAGACGTGTTGGCGGAAGTGTTCGCAACGAGGATTTTGTTAAGGCCAAGAGCCATGGTTCAATCCTCCTCAGATGCTCAAGCTGTTGTAGCCGGTGACCTTCGTCATGGCCTTGGGCTTGGTATTCACCAATTCCGCGATCATGAGAACGGCACCAACATAACCAATCTGCCAATTCGGCAGGGTGGACTCAAAGCCCGTGAACACGAACGAACCTTGCTCATGAATATAGAGCGACAGGTAGTTGGTGTTCAGGAAGTACACCGTGCCCTCTGGGCAGTACGGATCGGGGTAAATCGGCACGCCAGCGACCATAAGGGCGCGGAAGCCGGACTGCGGACCATTCGGGTCGCCGTCAAAGCCGGAACCCGGCGTAATGACGTACTGTTCTTGACCCACGTAATCCTGCGCCAGCAGCGTCCAAGTACCAAAGCCGCACACGCCAAAGGTCGGCACTTCAGCGCCGTTCTTCACCGTACCGGAAATGTACTGAAGGATGTTCTGACGGGTCGGGTTCACGGAACCGGCGGCATACTGCTTCGACTTCCACCAAGTGTAGGTCGAGCGATTGATGTTGCCGTAGGTCGCGGTGCCGGTGCCATCGTCAACAGCGGCGGGCAAGCCCGTGAACTGCTGCGTGTTGGTCGTGTTGGTGTACAGCGCGGTAGCCATACCATCCATCATCACGTTGGTCGCATCGTTCATGCGAGCCTCGATGAGCGGGATAATGGCGTGATCCTGCTGCACCGCACCTTCCATGCCGAGGAACGGCACGGGCGCGATCATCAGTTTCAGGTTGAACTCAGCGTTGTACGCGCCTTGCTGTACAGACGGCTGCGCAAAGGAGCCGCTGTAATCAGACCATTGAGCGTTGACAAACTGAGCGCCTTGCACCGGCACGGTCACGGAGGACACACCGCCCGTAGCCTGTTGGCTATTGGCAATGAGCGCCGCCATGAGCGGGGTGCTGTTGTAGATTTGAACAACCAGCTTCGGGATAAACGCCCTACGAGTCACATAAGTCAACTCGGTGTATTGCGTACTACCCGTAGCCGGAAGAATACCACCACCGATAGGCATGGTTTATCTCCGAAGCGAAGTTACGTTTCCCTAGATGCGATCAAAGTCCAATGGGACGGTTGGGTTTTCCCCGAAGTTCCATCAAAGCCTTGCTCGCCTCATCTCGTGCCGCGACTTGCGGGTTCTTCCAAAAGGACGAAAGCGTGCTGCGCGCCGTAACATCCATCACATTGCGTGTGAAAGACGTTGGCGTCGGCGCTGCTTGCTCGCGCATCCACTTGTGGTAGTCCGCTGCGGTTTCATGGTCAGTGATGCCCTTCTCAAGCATGATCTTTTCGATCTGCTCAATCTCGGCCTCATCAGAAACTTTGCCCTTTTTCAACAGGGCGTTGCGACGACGCTGCAACTCGTCCATCGCTTCCTTTTCACGCAGCTTCGCCTCGAGTGCTTCCACCTTGGCGTTCGACGCTGACGTTTGCTGGTAAACCGAATCTTCGATTTCCAACTCAGGAATGGGAATATCGGGCTTTGCCCGCTTAGTCAGACGCAAAAACTCTTTGCGAGTTGCGGGGTTTTCCGCAAGCTGACGCGCGAGGAGAGCCAACTCGTCCCGCGCATCAGGTGTCAAATCTTCAAGCGAAGCCATGTTTCCCTACCTCTGGCTTAGATTACGCGCTTGCCGTCACCGGGAGGAACAATACCCATCTTGTTCTTCGTCCCGATTTTGGCGGCAGTGGAAAGACCACCCATCGTCGCATAACGCGGCGTGTTGATGATCTGACCGTTCTGCTGGCTGTTGTCAGTCGGGCGACGAACACTCGCGGCGCCACGCGGCTTAAAAAGGTCCATAGGTTTTCTCCTACATAGGCATGGCGCCGCCCGGAGGCGGCATTGGCATACCACCCGGCGGGGGAGCGCCCGCGCCAGGAGGCATTGGGGGAGCGCCCGGCGGCATCGGAGGCGGCATCGCCCCACCAGCCATTCCAGGGATAGGCGGGGCGCCCGCCATAGCCCTACCTTCCGGCGTCCCACCACCCGCCTGCGGCAAGGATTGGAGAAGCTGAAGGATTTCTGCGTTCTTCAACTCGTTGGTCTTGGCCTGACGCGGCTGCATCAAACCCGTGAGGGTGCGCAGCGCAGCCATGACCTTAATGCCTTCGGTAGATTCAGACCCAAGCGCCGGCAGCGATTGCTCAAGCAAGTCCAGCGCAAGCCCAACATTGATGAGCGCAGCTTCCTTGTTGCCCATCTTCGGCTCGGGGGTCATCATCGGAGCGCCCATGGGCGGCACGACTTCATCGGGCGCAGAACCAGCATCAGGTTCGCCACCGCGACCCGCTGCCATTAGCTGCATCATCCTATCTGAAGGTACTGCCATTTACGCCTCCAAACACTTCGTAACAGTTGGTTAGTCTATTCGTCTATAAAAAATCAAGCGGGGAGATATATTTACAGAGTGCGTCCCCCCGGCGCACAACGGTAATAACGGGTTCCCCCCGTCATTTAGTTACCGCTTCGCCTTACGGGCCTTACGACGAGCCATCGTAGTTCCTCCTTTCTTGATGGAGTGGGGTTTCCCTAAACTGCTGCATTAACGGCGGGTCTTACGCGCCTTGCGCATTGCACGGTACATACAATCACCTCCTTCCTTCACGCCCTTCAGAGCGTGTGGAGCGATTGTTATCCATAGAGCGGACGGAAGTCACGCGATATTGCAAAGAAGCCGGCGCCTCACCCCTAGACAATTCGCCTTGGGTTACACGGGGCTGATCCCCTCGAAGCGTTACCGTCTTCTGCATCACGACACCTTCTTCAAAGCCGGCGGGGCAGAGGGTTGGGCTTGCGCCCCTTCCTGACCCTTAACCTCGGCCTTCTTCAGCTTATCCTTCAACAACTGTTTCATGGGCGGCTCTAACAAGTCAAGCAGACTTTCTTTGTCAATCGCCTGCGCCTTGAACAAGTTGAACGCCAATGAACGCAAATCCTCCATAAAAATCGGAGAATTGCTGTGAGCATCGACCTTCACCACATAATCATTGGTGAATTGCTCGGGGATAAACCGCAAGCCGTCAACGCCACTCAGAACCGTGGTGTCATCCTGCTGCATACACTTCAGGTACAGGGTCGCCATCTTTTCGAGGGCATCCTCAACCACCAAAGCACGTTTCTTCGCGCGGGACGACCCCAGGCGCGCGAGTTGTGAAGCATGTCCCTGTGAGCGAACGCCACTCTCACCCCGCCCTGACAACACGCTGGATATGCCGGATGCCTCTGCAAACATGGCGTCAATTTCATTCAGTTCCCTAAACAAGTCCTGCGGCATATTGGGCGCCAAACGCTCAACCTTGGCATTGGGCATATCCGTGGACAACAACCCGCCAGGACGGTTCAACGCAAAGTTCTTCTCATCCAAAATGCCGGTGAAACCCATCAGACTCGTCGGCGGAGAGACTTGCTTGGATAACAAATCAAGGATTTCCGCCATTCGTTTATTTCGCATGTCCTGCAAATAAACTAAGCGGGAAACCTCAGACTGACCCCAGTAATAATCCGGCATCGGGTTCGGACAAATCTGAATGAACGGCAACTCACCCTTGATAAACATGGTTTCGTTGGCGCGATCATAAATTACCACATCCGGCTCGGCGATGGTAACTACCTGATAATCATTGGTTTCGTCGTTCCAAACATACAACTCCCGCATCTCAATCGTGTCTTCAGCCACTTCAGGCTTCATGCGATTGGTGCCAGATAAGTCCAGATTAACGTTACCGTAAATAGTCGGGT